GCGCCCATCGGTGCGCTATGGCCTGGCGCGCATTGTGGTGGAGGATAGCGTTGCGCTGCTATTCAGCGAGGGACACTTCCCGACAATTCAGTCGGAGGACACCGCGACCCGCGACCTTTTGACGGAAATCATAAAAGAGGCCCGCTTGCCGGAGGTTATGGTTGAAGCGGCCATACGCGGCAGCGTTGGCAGCGCCGCAATCTTGCTCCGCGTGTTGAAGGGCCGCCCATTCTACGACGTGATGGGCACCGAATACCTTACGCCAGCCTATGACCCGGATGCGCCGGACACGCTGGCGAGCGTTACCGAGCGGTTTAAGGTGCAAGGCGCCACGCTGCGCGACCGAGGCTACACGATAGCCGATGCCGACTTACAGGCCGATTTCTGGTTCCAGCGCATTTGGAACACGACGGCCGAGCAATGGTTTCAGCCGCAGAAGGTTGCCGACCTTGGGCGCAAGGCGCCGACGCTGGACAAGAAGCGCACCGTGCAACATGGCTTTGGCTTTGTGCCGATGGTTTGGGTAAAGAACCTGCCAGGCGGCAACGGCATCGACGGCGCTTGCACATTTCGGCCAGCGATGGAAACCGCGATTGAAGTGGACTACCAGCTTTCGCAGGCCGGACGCGGCTTGAAATACAGCAGCGATCCAACGTTGATTATCAAAGAGCCGGCATCGCCCGACGAGGCGATAATCAAGAGCGCAGGCAACGCGCTTGTCGTTTCTGAAAAGGGCGACGCGAAGTTGCTGGAAATCGGCGGCACCGCAGCGGCGGCGGTTATCGAGTATGTCCGCGTCCTGCGGGAATACGCGCTGGAAAGCGTGCATGGCAACCGAGCGAGCGCGGAGAAGGTGACGGCGCCAACGTCCGGCCGAGCCTTGGAGCTTATGAACCAGGGGCTAATCTGGCTCGCTGATCGGCTCCGCGCGTCGTATGGCGAATATGGGCTGTTGCCGCTGTTGCGGATGACGATTGCAGCCTCCGCGACTATCCCGCTCCGCATCAATGGCGCGGCTGGCGTCAAGTTATCGACCGAGCAGCCTATAACGCTCAAATGGCCGCGATGGTATCCGCCGACGCCGGAGGACAGGCAATCCAACGCTTCAACGTTGGTTTCGCTGGTATCGGCCGGCTTAATGTCGGTTGAAACCGCTATCGGCGCATGGGCCGACGATTACGACCTTGACGACATCCCGGCCGAGTTGGCGCGGATCATGGCCGACAAGGTTGCGGAGGACGCCAGGCTTGTAGCGCAAGCCGCTGCCATCCAGGCAACGGAGCCTGTCACGCCTTAACCCATCGGTGCGAGTGGACAGCGAACGCCACCGCCAAGCAGCCGCCGCGCGGGCGGTATGACCGAGGCTAAATCCGGGGACGGCATAAACCCAAGAGCGGAAACCAATCCGCCGCCGCTCCCCGCCCGCTTGCTGCAATGCCCGATCCTGACGGGTGGAGCGCGTGAAACAAGCCGCCGTGAGCCGGCGGCGCGCATTGCGGCACCAATTACCTACCGGGCCAGACGCCCACAACCACGCCGCCAGACGCGGCAAACAAGGACCAAGCCAGCATGACCACCGAAGCCCCTCCTGCCGCCACTCCGGCGCCAACCGCTCGCGTCTACACCGAGGCCGAGTATGTGGCGCTACAGGCCAAGCTAACGGCCGCGAACGGCGAGGCGGCCGGCTATCGCGTAGACCGCGATCAGCACAAGACGGTTGCCGAGTTGCGCGCGGCCGAAGTTTCGGCGGCGGCGGCCAAGCTGGCCGAAGTCAGCACGGTAGCGGAAGCCCGCATTCTCCGCGCTGAATTGAAGGCCGCCGCCGTGAGTGCTGGCGCGGCTGATGCTGGGGACGTTCTGGCGCTGATCGACCGCGACGCCGTGAAGCGTGACGCCAAGGGCGAGCCGGTCAACCTGGCCGAGCTTGTGGCGGAGTTGAAGGCTGCCAAGCCGTATCTGTTCACCAAGCCGGCCGAGCCTGCCACCAGCAGCAGCAGCACCGAGAAGAAACCCGACCCCAAGGCGCCAGCCGCGAAGATGGCGCGCGACATGACCGACGAAGAATACAAGGCCCAAAAGGCCGAGCTTACCCGCCGCCGGTAATCCGCCGCGCCGCGTCAATCACAATCAGAACGGAGCTAAACCCACATGGGTATTCAGAATTTCCCGGCCGCCCTACAGCCGATCATTCAGCAGGGCTTTTTGGAGCGCGAGTTTCACCAGGCCATCACGTCGCGCCTTGGTTATCGCCAGATTGCCGACCGCGAAACCATTTCCGTCGCCGTGGGCGAAACCGTCACCAAGACGCGCGCCGGCCTCAAGCCGACCGTTACCACTCCGCTTGCCGCGTCCGGCAACACCAATCTGGACAACGGCTTGACCGTGACCAATTGGGGTGTGGAACAGTATACGCTCTCCATCAACCACTACGCCGCGACGACCGACCTCAACATGGTCACTTCCCGCGTCGGTATCGCCTCGCAGTTCTTGCAGAACGCTTACGTGAACGGCGAGCAGGCCGCCCGCTCCCTGGATGAAATTGCGCGCAACGCGCTGTTTGCGTCCTATTTCGGCGGCCAGACCCGCGTTCGCACTACCGGCACCCTGACGCCATCCGTCACCGTCGATGATGTGCGCGGCTTCCAGTATGCTTTCGTCAATGGCGTGCAGACCGCGTTGAACGGTGGCACCGCGACCCTCTCCGTCATCGTCGGCAGCAACACCTACACCCTGAACACCGTTGCGGTGGACGGCTCCAACGTTTCGACGGCGCCCGGCGGCATTTCCGGCGTGCTGACGTTCTCCGGCAACGTGCTGGTGGCCGATCAGACCGCCGGCAACGCGGTGCTGGCCTCGAATGCCTGTTCGATCATCCGCCCATCGGCCCGCGCTTCCAGCCTGGCGCTGACGGCGGCTGACACGCTGACCATGAGCAACCTGCTTGATGCTGTGGCAAAGCTGCGCCTCAATGCCGTGCCGGAAATCGACGGCGCATACAACTGTTACGTTGACCCGGTATCGGCCCGCCAGCTTTTCGCGGACCCGGATTTCAAGCAGTTGTTCCAGGGCGCGACTTCGGCGGCGCAGGTTTTCCGCGCCGGCATGGTCAACGACTTCCTTGGTCTCCGCTTCATGCCGACCACGGAAGCTTATGTGCAGACGCATCCGACGATCAGCGGCGCCGTCATTCGCCGGCCGATCATTTGCGGCAAGGGCGCCTTGATCGAAGGCGATTACGAGGGTATGGCGCATGAAGATGTTGCGCCGTCCGACAGCATTATTAGCGTTGTCGATGGTATCGCAATGGTCACGCGCGAGCCGCTTGACCGCTTGCAGCAGATCATTGCTCAGTCTTGGTATTGGATGGGCGGCTTTTGCGCGCCGACCGACACGACCACGACGACCTCTACGGTTCCTACCTCCACCAGCGCCGCATTCAAGCGCGCCGTCATGCTGGAACACATCGGCTAATCGGGCGGGCGCCGGGGAAACCTGGCGCCCATCCATTCGGCCATAGCACGGAGCAACCAGCATGGCGATTTACGAC